ATCTGCCGGCAACGTCAGCAGCCTGAGCCCCCCGGTATAGGTCTGGGTGTCAAAACACGCCACGGCCTGGTGCTGGAAAGCCTCGCGCCCCGGCAACATCAGCATCACGCAGCCGACTTTCATTCGCCACCTACCAAAAACACCATGATCGGCACAAACGCTATTGCCGCGCCGATTATTACAGCACCTATAGACAACACAGCTTCCTTCATTTGCCCTGCCCTTTGTCATTGATAAATTTGACATGTTGACGCATCAGTTCGGCCTCGCGCTGCGCCTTTCGCATCTGACGCATATCCCAGCGCCACATTGCCAGCACCGCAACCACCAGCCCTATCACATACAGGACACCCGGCAACACGCCAATGTCCGCCCTAACTGTTTCCATCGTTTCGCTCCTTTGCCGCCTGATTCAGAATTGCCCGCGCTACCCAAGCCTTTAGCAGCATTCCGCACTTCGCCGCCAGCAGCTTCGCCGCTTCGTAGACTTCATCCTCAACCGGAACGTTTATCTGTTTCATAACTGTTGATAGCTTACAGCACGCTTACAGTTTTATGCAAGGGTTTTATATCGGTGAGATCTCGTAACCGGGCAGTGACCGCTCCTGCTGCTGAGGTCGGACGCGCATAAACGCCATGATCGTCGCCTCTGCCCGGTCAGGGCTCCCCGGTATGCCGCGCTGGTTGCGTTGATCCTTCGTCTCGATCTCAGTGCGCCCTTGGCTGTTCTCTCGATACCGAAGCGTCGAGAGTTGCGCCGATGTCTCTTCGTCGACCAAGCCTGATATTGCATCGGCCCTGAGATATTCGCGGAACTGCCAGTAGACTTCGGCTTTCTGGTTTGCAAACATCGTCGAATCGATTGCTCCGAACCCGGCGTTGAACCCATACACCGGGAACCGTTGGTCGGCCATGTGGAGCGCAAAGTTATAGCCGATGCCTGCGATGTCGATTACCACCAGACCCAACCGCCCTGAAGCTCGGAACCGATGCAGGATGTTGGCCACCGCCCCGCGCGGGTCAGCGTCTGAGAATGCGTGGGTTTCAAGGATCTGCCCGCCACGCCGCGCCACCAGCACGGTTTCGTCTGACCCCGGCCCCGCAACGTCGATACCGATCTGAACCGTCTCTGTGCTGTTCTGCTGTATCTCCAGATCCGTCGCAGCCCTGTTCGCACGTTCAATCCACGCCAGCGGGTAAACGCTGTACGGGTCGTTGCCTGGGAACTCACCCAGCACGCGGCTGAGGTATTTCGGGTGTTTCGGCCCCCAGACCTTGTGACGTTCCCGGATCCATGCACGCGTGATCAGGCCCGGATCTACTACCTTTGCGAGGCGGGTCTCGTCAAGGCCCAGCAGTTCTTCTTCCGTCAACGGCAGCCCGGTCAGTTCGTTCGCAAGGTTGGGAGTGTCGAAGCCGCTGATGCTGATGCAGTTGAATATCGAACGATCTTTCGTGTGGCTGTCGTAGAAGTGGCCCGACGGTACAACCGGGTTGCCGAGCTCCAGCACGTGGACGTTGCCGCCCGAGCGTATGCCTTCGATTGCGTCCCAGATCTCCGAACCGATACCTGGAGCCTCGTCGCAAATGATCAGGACATGTTCACCGTGCAGACCTTGAATGTTGACGCCAGCGGATGAGCTTGCCCCGTATGCATAACGGTCTGGCGCTACGTTGAGCCCGAGCGTTGACGGCATCGGCAGCAATTGCTTCACCGGCCCCGCGTCCCACGCTACCCGCACGTCTTTGAAGAACGTCTTCACCTGCCGTTCAGTCGGAGCCGTTACGAAGACTTTAGAGTTGCGCCGGTACCGTACCAGCCACCAGAGCGGAAGACCGGCGGCCGAGTATGTCTTGCCGGATGCGTGGCAACCCTTCACCGTAGTTAGCGGACGTGTCGCCACCGAATGCAGAATCTCTCGTTGCTTAGCCCACAGTCGACGCCTGAGCTGCGTCCGCTGGAACTCTACCGGGTCGAGAAGGAATCGTGCTCTATTCTCTGCTGTTAATTTCGGCATCAGCTTCCGCAATCAGCCTGTCTGCGTCAGATAGCAGGAATGGACGGTCTTTACCAGACTCGTCAACAAAACGGTGGTCGTTCGCCGGTTCCTTCCAGCGCCTGCGTACCTTCATCCAGAAGGCCGTCATGCCTGGATGTTCGCCGCTGGTGGCCATCTGGAACATAGTCTGTGACACCTTCGCGTCGGCCTGAATCATCGCCTTGTCAAGCGTGTCGCGGAAGTGTTTGCGCAGCGTCTTCTCGTCGATGTCGAGGATTGTGCAGATCTCCGCGTGCGGGAAGCCGCAGGCCGCCATTGTCTGCACGGTGCGAGTGTCCTGGTCGGTCGGTTGATATGAAGGTCTGGCCATTTCGTTTTATGTACGGGAAAAACCCGGCTCCGACTTGTCGATGTGGATCAATTCCATGCCGTAGTTGTTCGCTTCTGTTGGGACTTCGAAGCCCGGTTTCGGGATGAACTTGTTGTTTTTGAATGGGCGGTAGTCGACCTGATGCTGCCAGCGGTTCCACTTCCGAACCACCTTCACTACGTCTGGGTGCTGCTCTCGGAGCGATTCCGCCATTTTCAGCCGCCCGTCCCCCTGGTAGAGTTGGTCGGTGTTCCCGCCCTTCATGGTCATGGTTTGCATTTTTTTCGCCAGAAATGCGTTAAATAATACTGTACTCATGCCAGACTTTAATACCTGCAGCGAAAGATCGGTATCCTCGTTGTAGCGCCCACGCCAGCGAAACGGCAGCGCGTTGTCAATCAGGATGCAGGAGTAAATCCGAGTGTTAAAAAGGCACGGTTTAATTTTTTGCTTTGCGACCGCGAGTAATTCGTATTGAAACCCAGCCAGTCCAACATTTGTAAACCTTTCGACGTAGTCCTCAGCAGCCCGAAAACAAGTTCCGTCTTTCATGCGTCGTTTACGGTTATCGTGCAGCCTCAGGAAATGTCTAATATTGTCGTCTAAAATCCAGTGGCGTTCCGCTCCCTCTGAGATTGCATGTTCCCACACCCAATTTCGAGCAGGGATACCACCTTGCCCAAGGTTTGAAAACGGAAGCACTAGAATCTTTACGGGGTCGATCACAGCCGCATACTGGTCATACTCCTGCGCTTCAATGACGATCCTGTACGAAATTTTAAGTTCTTCTAACGCTTTACTGGTAAGCCTTGACTCTGCACGGCCTTTTGAGATTATGTACACCGGGAACTTTGGGTTTTGTGGGTTTTTCGAACTGTACTGGAGATCAGCATAACTACCCTTTATCTGTTTTGGATGCCAGATGTATTTCGTCTTGTCTGTTATCAGTTGACCGGTAAGCGCAGCGAATGAATCACGGTCAACTGAATTGGCGAAGTGAACCTTAACCGTCTGCCAAGCCATTTTGTCCTGTTGCTCAAAATCCGGCATCCCGGCCCAATCCGGTTTTGCAGTCCCTTCGCCTTCTGGTTTCGTCCAGCCGGTCTCCCAGTCTGCAAACCCGGTCAGCGTCAGGTCGAAGTCAAGCGCCGTCAGGTCTCCAAACTCCAGAGCGATCGCGTCCATGTCCCAATCCGCCCACGCGACGGAGCGGTTCACCATCAGCCGGAACGCCTTCACCTGCGCCTCTGTCCAGGTATCGCACGGGATCACCGGCACCTCTGCCAGTTTGAGTTGCACCGCAGCCTTGAGCCTCAGGTGGCCGTCAATCACCATCCCGTCAGATTTTGCCAGAACCGGGATTGTGAACCCGTACTCTTTGATGGACGCCACCATCTGCGGGACCGCTTTGTCGTTGCGCCGCGGGTTGCGTTCGTATGGCTGGAGCCGGTCTATCGGCCAGTACTCAATCTTTAGCGCCGGGTTCTGCTCCGTGGGTTTGCGTTTCGCCATCTGCTGCAAGAGTACTGCAAGCCGCTTGATTTGGCAAACTGAGGACGTACTAACAGATCATGGTTGCAAGTAAATCATCAGTTATGCTATTCTATGAATGTCAGGCAGGACCGGCGACCACCGGGCCAGCCGGGCAAGGCTATAGGAGGCCTATACGTAATGAAAAACGAAACCATCAACCTCATCGAATCTGGCGCACGAATCAACTGGCTACGCAATAAGAGCCACGCGGACGCGACGGACGCGGTGGAAGCGGCCCGCGTCGAAACGATGCGCAAGGTTGGCATCAATTTGGACCCCGTCACGCTTCCTGCCGTCCCGGCTGACTTGCTGGCCCAGATCCGCGCAAAGTATGGGAGGTCGTAATGATTGCACCAAAGTTTCTGATCGGGTCCAGCAGTTGGCCGCAAGATGGCACCGAGTGATGCGCGGCACGCGGTCAGGACTTGCGCGTCCAATCAGGTCGCCATCGCGATTCACGGCGACAAGGTGGTGGCGTAACATGATCGCCTCGAACACTCCCGACAACGCGCCGGTGGTGAACGGCGCACGCGGTACCCTGCTGATCGTCTGGACCGATGGAACCGCCGATGTCCGGATGCTTGATGGCGAGACACTGGTAGACGTGCCGCAGTCTCAGATTGAGTTGGCACAATGCCGGGAACATCCGGTGCCGTACCCTTCTTGCGCTGCCTGCGGAATGACGGTCGGAGCGGTCATGTTCAGCGAGTACGAGGCCGGTACTGAGTGGCTGGACGGGACGTGCTGCGCATGATGCCCGCCGCAACCATCGCTGCATGGTCAGATCCAGAAACGGGTAACGGTCACGAGTCAGACCGCAGCTTCGGTAGGCCCACTATCTGTTCGCAATGCCGGATAGCGCATCATGTTGAGCCGCCGGTCTTTGACCTGCAGACACAGCGCATCATCCCGGTAGTCACCGGCCATGAGATTTCCGGTTACGTCCCGTTTGACTTTGCGCCTCTGGTCCGTGGCAAAAATGGCAAGCTGGCACGGGCTGCACAGTTTGACCTGTTCATGCTTGGAGTGTCCGCATGACGTTCCCTGTTCACCGCGACGGTATCCGCTGGATCGTCACCATCCCCTACGCGCAGCGGGAACACGCGAAGTCTGCCGGGTTTCGCTGGGATCCTCAGCAGCGCCACTGGTGGACCAGCCGGGAGGACGTTGCCAAGCTGCTCATGGACCCCGCCGCGCAAGCTGCGAAGAAATGCGAGTTTGAGCGTATCGGCAAAGAGCGTGCCGCCCTGGTGGACGAATCCCGCGCCGCATCCGCCGACGTTGAGCTTCCGGCTCCCGACGGTCTGGACTACCTGCCATTCCAGAAAGCCGGGATTGTCACCGCGTTGAAGCGCGGAAACGTGAAAGGAGGTGTTCTACCCATCGAGTCATCCGGCATATTGTTCGGAGACTCGATGGGTTGAATGGCCTCGGA